CCCGCCGAAGCGGGTTGTGTTATGCGGCGAGCGCCAAACCCTCCCGGGCTCTCAGCTCGTCCAGCGTCAATGTGCGCCCCAGGTCATCGGTGAAGCGCTCAATGCTCACCTTGCCGGAGCGGAACAGTGCAGCCCGTTTCGGGCCCAGCACGTCATCCTGAAATTCTTTGCTCTGCTGCCGGAGCCAGCCGCCGTAAGTGGTGCGATTGTCTACCGGGCCAAATTTGCTGGCCCGTTCGCCCAGCACCTGGATCCGATATTGCTCTTTCACCACCGGCACCATGATTGAGCGGCAGCCAAAGTGAGCCGGAGGCCGTGGCCCTTGACCCAGCGGGTACACTTCGCGGTCCCGACCGGCACAGATCAGCGTAGTGCGCCCATCAAGGGTGCTAATCCAGCGCTCACCTTCCAGAATATCGGCGTTGGCCTGATAAACCGTGTTCCGGGCAATGCTGCCGATGTGGTTGGTGGCTGTTCTGACTAGGCTTTCGGCCTGCTGCCGGCTTCTGGTGGTGACCAGCTCAGAGACGCCCCGCGCCATCTGCTGCTGTGTTTTTCCTTCCAGAATGCCCGCCTGCACCACTCTCAGCGCATCGCGGCCTACACCTTGGGCGAATTCATCAAAGGCCTGCCGGAGCGTAAGGCGCTTCACATTGTCACCTGACACCAACGTCATCAGGCTGCGTGTGGTTACCGCCCTGAGTTGGTCCGGACTGATGGCTGGGGCCAGGTCCACCGCAACAGCAGCACCCAGCACCTTGTTGGCGAAATCCACCTCATGCTGGGTGAACTCGTCAATCTCCAGCAGGCCTTCAATGTCCGCCGTTGCCGTAGCAATCAGGGTGCGGATGTCAGCCTCAAGACCTGCCGCACGGCCTGCCTGAAACTCTGTCAGCCTGCCGCCTTCGATGCGATCCCGAAGGTCACGGGCAAGCTGCCGCAGAATTGGCAGAGCCCGCTTTACCGCAGACCCGCCATAGCGCTGGATGAATATCTGATGCCTGACCAGCGCCTCAATGATGCCGTGGGAGGTCATAGCTCAGTGCCGCCGGCCTGCACCTCGTCGTCAATTTCTTCATCGGTGCGGTCAGCGGCGATCCCGCCAGTCTTGCGGCGCCAGTCGCGGTAATCCTTCTTAGCGATAAGGCCACGGTCCAGCTCTTGAATCCGGGCAATGACCATCTGCGGGTCAGCATCCTGTTCGTAGAATTCCTGATTCAGCTTGAAGGTGATTTGCTCATGCAGGTCCGCCGTGGACATGAACAATGCAGCCCATTCCAGGCAGTTCTCCAGCCCATCGCTGACGTTGTGGGCCAAAGTAGAGAGATTGGCGTTCTCCGCACCAGAGCGAGCCCGTACAGCTTCTGCTGTCTCGTTCTGGCCCCGCTGCTCAATCAGTCGGGCACCGATGGCCAGCATCTGCGCCTCTTTCTTCTCCATCAGCTCGCCAGGGAGATTGTTGGGCGCGGCCTGCACCAGATCCAGTCTGCCGCCCCGCGTCTGTATACCCACACGCGAGCCCCACTTGATGCCGTTCGGGTTCAGCTCTTTCCAGTCTTGAACGGTGGTGTTCTCGCCAATGTCCACATGCGGCATCGGCTGGCCAACCGTGAATGAGCTTTCTTCCAGATCCGCGCTGTTCCGGTAATGGCCGATGTTGAGATCAGCAATATCCAGCAGCATGGGGTTATCTGGATTCTCGTCATTATTGACGGTGCCCAGGAACTGGAACGGGATGAAAGGCCAGGCACCGCCGTTTGCCATTCTGGGGTAGGTATCCGCAACCACGTCATCACCACGGAATACGCGCTGCCGGTAACCAGTGGCGTCCAGGGACAGAACCCGGAATTGCTCCTTTTCCTCTACCGCGAATTCGTCTTTCGGCTCTTCGTAGGTCTCTGACAGGACAACCAGCACCAAGTCTTCGCCAGCACGGCGCCAGTTCCTGATGCTTGCGCTCGGGTAATGACGCAGTGTTGCCCGAAGGCCTTGCGTCTGCTCCCGGGTGAGACCGTCTTCCGCCTCGGGATAGTCGACAAGCACGCCGTGACGACCGTCTTGCATGGTGTCGCTGGTGGCGCGTCGTGCAAACTGGGTTAAGCCAAGGCCGGAGCCGTCCGCATCATCAATCAAGTACTCGATAGCCGCAGGCAGCTCAGTGGTGGGCGCCTTGCGGAATACCGCCCCCATCATCCCGTCATGGGTGCGTTTCGTTACGCCAAGCCACTGCGCCCGCCCCTTGTACTCCTTGTAACGCTCAGGATCGTCCTTGTCAGGATTCGGCAGGTATTTAGTGCCGCGCGCCTTAATCGCATCCGAGCCCGCAACAGCGTCACGGACCCGTCGCGCCTTTTCCTGGTGCGCGTCGTAGCCTTTGTGAGTCGTCGTTACAGGCATTCATTCCTCACTGGAACTTGATGGGGCCGATGCTGGCCGGTTTTATCAGCGGATAGTCGTGATGAATAAAGTAGCCACCCGCGTCATTCGGGTGGTCAAGGTCGCCTTTCTTGTCAGGCTCACCGTTATCAGCCCACGGCTGCTGCTCCAGGCTATCCGCATAACCCGGGCATTTATCTGTGTTCACAAGGTAGCGGCGCTCGCCTTTCGCATTGCAGAACATGGCGTTCATGGCGTTTACGCGGTCTTTAACCGGGGGGTTGGCCTTCGGCGCATGCACCGAGAAGCCCGCATCCTTGAGTGTTGCAATGTCGGTTTTGCTGGCGTTAACGGATTTTCTGGAATCGCCGGAGGCGTCTGGGTAAATGCGAATCTCGCATGTCTTCCAGTATTCGCCGTCCCGGTATTCCCAGTACCGCTCTTTGATCTTCTGAATCATGTCCGGCGTGTCATAGCCGTTCAGAATCTCATCCACCGCCCGGGGCATCTTGTTTCGCTTTACGTGGGTGACAGCGGCCATCTTTCCCACATTGAAGTCCATGCCGATATACAGCGGCTCACCGCTCTGAACGGTGTCAGAACAGTGATTCAGCGTCTTGTCGAACTGGTGGTAAACCGTGCCTGACAGCAGGTTTACAAACTGGCCGTTCAGGTAAGCCCGGATCAGCTCCGGTGTGTACGCCTCCAGCATGGCATCAATGTAGTCTTCAGGCAGGTTCGCTTCATTGTCGAACGTGGAGGCCTGAATAATGCCGTAGCGCTTGGCCATTTCTGGCCGTTCGCGCAGCGACTTAACGAACTGGCGATAGACGAACTTAAAGCCTTCCGGCGTCGTCGTGACATCAATGCCGTTCTTGACCCCATGCACCTTGTAGCGCATCCGGGCCATAATCTTTCGCCAGGCCTGCTCTGCCTTCTTCTCGGCAAGCAGGTCCAGCTCATCGACCAGTGCATGGCCGATCTTGAAACCAACAATGTTGGCCGGGTCATCGATCGAGCGGCAGATAACAGAACCGCGATACCGGCTGCCGCTGTAAACCTCTACTTCGTGGTCACCCTTCTTAACCTTGACCCGCAGGCCCATGGTTTCGGCAACCTCGCCTATTGTGGGATAGAAAATATCCCTGATAAGCGGATAGGTCGGGGCAAAATAGCCTTGATTGATCTTGGGGTGCTCATAAAAGTGAGCCAGCATCCCGGTGCAGCCAACCCAGGTCTTGCCTGAGCCAAAGCCCGCTACATAGGCCCGATACTTGTGCGACAGGTTGAGGAACTGACTCTGCGGAACATTAAGCCCCGTCCTCACCACCCTTGCGCGTTCTTGCATCCTGGACCTCGAAAACGATTTTCGTGGGCGGCAGGTCTGCGCCACCACCAGCGGGGTCTGGATTGCGTTGCCACTTGTCACGCTGCCGGTTATGCAACCAGGCAAGGCAAGCTGTCGTATCAGGCGGGTAATGCTCTATGTAGGGCTCGACCACCGGCTGGCCCTCGTACTGCATGATCTTCACGGCCTCGTGGCTGTAACCACAGGCTCTGCGGTAGAGGCTTTCCACCACATTCGCATCTGCCAAAGTCTTGCCCTTTTTTAAGGACTGAAGAAACTCTGGGTGCTTTGTCTTCCAGGTATTGAACGTACGCTCTGTAACGCCGAAGAACTCGGCCATTTCCTTGTCGGTCAGGCCCAGCTTTGAAAGCTTCTCGGCTTGCTCCACGTACTCTTCTTTGTAACTGCTTGGTCTGGCCATCGCAGATGACCTCCATACCGGCCCCGCCGGCTCACTTCGGGCACCGCCCGTTTCACATTCGGCAGCCATCCTCGAATGACTATCGAATATGGCTATTCCTTAATCGTTGCCTTCTGCGGCGTCTTCTCCACCACTACGGCGTCGAATTTGGGCACCAGCCCGATTGCTCCGATGATGATGGTGAGAACAGCCAGCAGCGTTACAACAATGCTTGAGCGCGTCTTTGTGCTGCTCTCGATCTTTGCCAGCGCCACCCGAAACTCCTCAAACCCGGAAGTTTGGTTGATGCCTATCTGGCTGATGGTTGATTTCACGTCATGCATGTCGCTGGCCATCTGGCTTGCTGTGGTTTCGAGGTTCCCCACCCGGTGGGGCAGCTTTTCTTCCTCGAGCACACGCAGGCGGTGATCAGTCAGGGTGTTGGCGCGCTCCAGGTCGTTCACCCGGTACGGTAGGCTGTCCATCTTTTCCTGCGCCTCGCTCTGACTCACGTACCGCTCTCCACCATTGCCGCACCAGATATGCAGCGCCAAGCCAAAAAAGTAAGGTGATGATTGCGCCCAGGATCAGGCCGTGAAGCGTGTCCTGGACTTTCTTATTCCGCAGAACGGATCGCATCGACCAGTCCGTTATGGCGGGTTGCGCAATCGTGGTACTGGCTGGCCCACTGCTTCATGGTGGTCAGCACCGTACCGGCCTCCCCGTCACTCAGGGTTGGCAGTTGCCGCGGGCATTTCGCCATCAGGTTCTGCTGATAGGCCGGTAATGTCGTTTGTTGCCGCGGCGTTGAGCAGGCTGACACCAGTACCAGGCAGGCACACATTGCGATACACAGTCTTCTGGATCTCACGTGTCACCCCGCGGTCGATAACGGTTTGATTTGCCTTCAGGCCCGATAGCTTCTCTTCCACTGCCGCGGCAATCTTGGAATCTGACTTCAGTGCCGCGGTAATTGCATCCGCGGTGGCCTTTTGACGCTCAAGCTCTTTGGAGTCTTCATGCCAGCCCTTGCCAACCCAGCCGATCCCGACCAGTGCCGCGGCAACTGCCAGCACGACCAGATACGGTCCGCCCTTCTTCAGCAGGGTGAGCCAGGTCATTGCTTCTTCCCGCTGTTCACGTAGAAGCCGAACCAGGCAGCAGCAGCGCCCCAGATGCCAGTGGCAAAGGTCGTCTGCGGGCCTGACGGGTCAGCCAGTGCCGTGAACCAGTCGAAGGTCTGCCAGCACACCAAGCCGTAGAGAATCACCAGCAAGCGGGGCACTACGCGCCACTTGTCCAGCGTTTCGGGATTCATCACCCCTCCATCGCAATCAGGGCAGGCGTCGGGTCCAAATAATCCCCGTCGCGCTTGATTTCAAAATGGACGTGATTCGGGATACCCGGGTAGCGCCGGCCCAGATCCTGGGCAGAGCCGATAGCTGTCTCTGCGGTTACTTCCTGCCCGACTCTGACACTTGGCTCTACATAGAACACGCGGAAGTCATAGTCACCGGCAGTGATTTGCACGTACCGATAGCTGAGATCATCTCCGTAGGGATAACCCACCTTGGTCACGGTGCCAGTTACCGGGGAATTGATGGCCTCGCCACTCTGGGCAAGTAAATCCACTCCCTTGTGTGTACGACTTCCACGGGGCGCGCCGAAATGGCCTGCGCCAAAGCCATCACTACCGCGCCGTTTCAGTTCGGACAGTTTCATGATGGCCTCCAGAAAAAGAAAAACCCGCTCGAAGGCGGGTTTAAAGCTGGCCGGTTTTGGGATCAGGGGGAACCAGGGTGGCCAGCGGAGTTGCTGCTATCCAAGGAGAAAGAGCAAGCGCCCGAAAGCAGCGGGCAGCTTTGACTCTTGCAAAACAGGGTACCAGAGGTGCGGTCATTTATACTGCGGTCATTTGCTGTCTTTCTATTGACCGTAGCGCCACGATTTCCTCGCAAACTTCATCCGGCTGTTTCAGCCCTTCACGGTGCCACCGATGCAGGATATTCCCCATGCTTTCCCACCACTTTGGCCACTGCCGGCCCTGCTTGTACCAGTTGCTGCGATCGATGCCGGCCAACTGACAAACCAGATCCACCGGGAAGGCGCTGGAACGTGATTCCTTCTGGTAACTGAGCAGCGCAACCTCTGCCAGTCTCTTGGCCTTGAGGAAGGTTCTTTCCTGCTTCACTTCATCCCCATGGCGCTTGATGAACTCACCGAACAGAGCGCGATGGGCGGATTTAAAGTTCTTATCCTCCCACTCCGGGGCGTAGCACAGGATCAGCAGATCACCCAGGGGCCGGGGCTGGTTTTCCACTGCAGCCATGATCTTGCCGGCGAACACTGCCTTGGCCATGCCGTACAGGCTGCCAGAGACAGGATCACCGCCACCTCCCCCGCGCTGCATCTTCTGGATTCCGTAAGCGTCGTGGATCATCTTCTTGGTATCAGCCATCTGCCCTCTCCTTCCGAACCAGAATCACGTAAACGAACATAAATGGACCAATGAGCCAGAAAATTGACTTGGGAATATCGTTCACAACATCAAATTTTCTGGCATCGATGATCTTGGCGGACAGCATCAACGAAATACGCACCGACTCTCCGAGCATTAACCATAGAAGAACGCACAAAACCGTTAGCCCAAACATTGTCAGCTCCCCTTCTCCAATTCCCGCTTCATCTTCGTGAATGCCAGCTTGATCTCTATGAGATCCTGGATTGTGTATTTCTTCGGGTCGTGCGGACCTTCCAGCCAGTCAACGGCCTCCTGCCCGATCCGCTTTACCAGATTGATGCGGTAATCCACCGCCCGGCCTGACAGGTCACGGTTGCAGCGCTTGCACTGCCGGTGTGCGTTCAGGGGCTCGAATCTCAGTTCCGGGCTGGCGCCCACCGAGCGGTAGTGGCCGCAGTCCCATGTGCCTCCCACTGCCTGCGCCCGGACTTCGCCGTCATTGCGTCCGCAGCTGATGCACGGCCTGCCCTGGTCACGCTCACGGATATAGGCGTTGAATGCCTTCTGCGCATCCTTCATGTGGTCAGAGCGTGTCTTGAGGCGCTGCTTTGCCTCCCTGATGCTCTTGCGCTTCTCTGCCGCCCGCTTCTTGGCCTTGAGCGTTGGGCCGGCAGCCTTGGCGCACGGGATGGAGCACACCAGCTGCGTGGCCATGGTTGGCTCGAACCATTGCAGGCAACCCCGGCACTTTCTGCGTCTGGCTTTCAGTGTCATTCCACCCTCGACAGTTCGTTAGGCTCCACCTCAGCCTCCGGCCAGTGGAACCGTGCAAAATCCAGCGCCTTATCGCGCCCCTTTGGCTCGCCCACCATCGTGGCGATGCGCTCTCCGTTTACGATTGCGTACCAGCTGCGGTAGATCACTGGCGTCCTCTCTCCAGCTCCATCAGAATCAATACTCCAACTGCCAGCGTCGCGACCTCTGCCCGCCTGTCCTCTCCACTCCAAAGGGATGAGGCAACGGTAAACAGAAGCGCACCAAGCAAAATGTCGGACTTCTTCACATTCCCCCCAGCGCAGCGATCTGCAGGCCAAGAAACAGGCCAGAGGCGGCAAAGCCCAGCCAGTGCCGGGTGTACGCCGTAATTCCCATGGCAAAGACGGTCAGGCCAAAGGTCAGTGGTTGAAGCCATGCCTGGTCCATTACGCGGCCTCCTTCTGCTGCAAGGCGGCATATTCGCCACGCGATTCCAGAATCAGCCCATCACCAGCCGCCACGGATTGAAGCCAGGTCAAGAAGAAATACATCTCCCCCTGCTTCCAGTCTTTGCTGCTCGTGAAGTCGAGTTTTCGCTGCTCAGGGTTGGCCGGGTTAACCACCTCATGCACCAGCCACTTCTGGCCGGTTTCGAGATAGCAGGTGCGCTTTGCGTGGCGCTTCATGCCTTCAGCTTCACCCTTGCTTACCTGCTTTTTACCTTTACCCAACAGGTGGGCCGCATACTCTGTCAGCCAGACATGCAGCAGTGAGTTCTGATCCAGACTGCGCTGCTCGCCGATCCGCCAGCTGAAGGTGAGATATTTGTGTTTTGCCTGCAGGGCGTAGACGAAGCGCAGGAAAGACTCGCAAGCAGGCTGAGAATTAACGGTGTAGGTTTCTCTGCTCATGCCGTGCCCCCGATAATCGCGGCCATGATGCAGCAGGCCCGGTAGGCACGTTCGTGGTCTTTCGTGAATCGGCGGCCGGGTAACACCCAGCCCTGGTGTTTATCGTCGTAACAGACCGTTGCGCCCTTCACGATGATGTTTTTCTGGCGGGGCTTTCTGATGAATGTGTTCATGCTGCCTCCAAATACTTTCTTGCGGCTTTGTCGCACCGCTCTTGCCAATCTTTAAGGCCTTCCCACCCCCACTGGTGACCACCGGTGCAGATGGAATGAATCGGGCACCCTGCGCAGCCTTTGCCGTGCTCGTATCGGCTATCGCAAAGTTGGTAGCGCGGCGCTTTCGGTTCGCGGGGAATGAAGTTGGCTTTCTCTGCGGGGAACATAGGAATCTGGCTCATGCCGCCCTCCCCGCTTTCCTCTTCTGCACCATTCGCTCAACTATCGCTTTTCCTTTTGCGATCTTTTCTGCGCTCATTGGCTTGTGCCGCTCAAATGTCATCCGGCGCGTAATTCGAGCCTTCTGCGGTCCGCTCAGGCGGTACTGCAAATTCATCGCCCCGGTCACCGGACAGATCACCCGGCGCCACGCAGTGATGTGCCCCAGGTCTTCCAGTTCGCGCAGGCGGCGGCACAGGGTCTGCACCATCAAGCCAGTGTCGCGGTGGATCTCGTTACGGGTCGCGCCGTGCGGGCAGGAATACAGGTACTGCCGGATGCGTTCTCGTTGGGTTGCTGCGTTGTGTTTCATGCCTTGCCCCTCCAGCTTTGCCAGTTGAACTGCACGACCCGGCAACACTCCCGGATCCGGTCAGAGGAACGCTCACCAAGCACCTTCTTGATGCCTTCGGCGTCCAGATTTGAAATCAGGATTACGGGTCGCATTTGCTCGTTACGCCCGTTGATGACGTTGAACAGAATTTGCTGCTCGTTTTCGGTGTTGGCCTGCACGCCCACTTCATCGATCACCAGCAGGTCCGGATCAGTCAGCTCACGCATAACCCTGCGCTCGGTTTTCTTGGAATCGGGGCGCCAGGTCTCCCGAACCATGGAAATCAGCTCGGCAGTGCGGACGTACAGCGCGGTGTGGCCGGACTCCAGAAAGCGACGCGCAACGCCACAGGCAAGGTGCGTCTTGCCGGTACCCACGGAACCAATCAGCAGCAGGTTCTGGCCATCAGCCATCGTGCGCTTGATGTTCCCGGCGTAGGTCTGACACACCTCCAGCGCTTGTTTCTGGCCCGGCCCTTCGACCTGATACGTCTCCAGTGACCGGTGCTGGTAGCGCGGCGGAATTGCGGCCCGGCCAAGGTCGGTGGCCATGCGGCGATCCTGGATGCACTGCGGGCAATCCGGGGTAATCACCGGCCCGTCCATGGTCTCCTGACGCATCCACTTGCCGTGGTGCTCGCAGGTCATCATCACCGGCTGGTTGCGGATGTCGCCCGGCTCCGGCAGGTCGCCAAGGTCGAACGGCAGGATGTCGGCAGCTTTACGCGAGACGGCCATCAGCGGTCACCCCCTTGCTGTAATCGGTTTCAGTGAAGGATTGCGGCTGGGCTGGTTTCCCCCCTCCGCTGAACTTTTTGGCATTCCGAATCCAGGTGTTCAGCGCCGCATTCCAGTCCTTCATCGTTGAACCCTTGGCCCGGTGGTGGTCGCAGAACTGGGGAAATTCGGTAATCAGTGAGACATTGAGTTCATCGGCCAATCGCTTGTTGGTTTCGTTGGGCTCGAAATTTTCAGGGAGCTGAACTGCTCGCTTTGCTTTCCCCCCTTGGGGGGTTTGGGGGGGATCTTCTCTTCTCCCTTCTATCTTCTCTTCTCTATCTTCTCTATCGGTTCCGCATGGGTTGTTGCCGGGTTTCCCATGGGTTTTTTCTGGGTTTTCTTTGGCTTTCCCATCGGTATCTTGTTGGTTCTTTCTGGGTCTACCGCCGCGTTTCCCATTTTCCCAATTGGCAACCAGTGAAGCGTTGTGTTCTGCCCAGCCGATAACGGTCAACTCCTTGCCGTCACGCTCAATGAAGCCGCACTCAGTCAGCGCGTTATCAAGCACCTCGGCATCACCAGGAAAGCGACAGATGGCCTTCACAGCAGCAGGCGGCAGAGAATCGAATTCTGACTTCTTGCGGTTCTGGCAATGCCCCCACAGGCGAATCAGGTACAAGGGGGCAAGCTCGTCACCGCCAAGCAGATCCACCAGCATTCTGGTCTTCCAGTGGTCTGGCATATCCGGGTCGATAATCACTTCATCACCCCCCTTCGCTGCATATTGAGGGCTGACGTATGGCGTCGGTGACACGCTACACACAGAAGCCTGAGATTCTCTGGTCGGTCATCGCCACCGAGACACACAGGGGTTATGTGGTCAACTTCCAGCATCACATGCGGATCACAAGCCCCGCATTCCTGGCAGGTCAATTTGTCACGACGCAGAATCATCTTCCGAACTGATGGCCAGTGCCCGCCGCGCTGTTGATATTCATCAAAGCAATGACTGGAACACCAACTGCTTCGATTTTTGGGGAGATCACCATGGCACCATCTGCAGACAGATTGGCCATCACCATTCTTTGGGCGAGGCAACGCCAGAACACCTCTGACGCCATAGATACCCTGTTCTTTGGGGCTTGCATGTTGGCTGTCCAGTTTCACAGCTGCACCCCCATCTGGCTTTTCGTTTCGTGTTTTGGCATGATTACCTCATCACTTCAGTGGAAAGCCCCGGTTTCGCCTACCCAGCGTCGGGGCTTTTTGCTTTCTATCCGGCCTTACTTGCGGCCAACTTTTCCTGCAATGCCTGAATCTGGCGCTCAATCTCAGCCGGATTAACCTTGGCCAAGAACTTCTCCACCAGATACAGAACCGGCTTGGTGTCGCCGGTCACATCCATGTATGTCTCCAGATCGTCCAGAGTGAAGCGGCGGGAATCGTCGGGGTTCTGCGCCAGCTTTCGGCTCAGGTCGGACGGGCTGTAGTCCATATCAGCCGCGATTACCTTCTGTGGCTTGCCCTGCTGGTGAACACGGGCGGCTACATACTCCCGGCAGGTGCCGTAGCACTCAGCCAGTCCGCGCTCGAAATTTAGGGCTATCTGTCCTGTTTCCACTTTTTGATTCCCCTGCTTTCCTGTTCTTTCCCCTACAAATCGGGGGCAAATAAAAAGCCACCCGGTTAGGCGGCTGTTTCGTCCCAAGGGAAGTCAGGGCACAGATCGCGGCGCGAGAATTCGCCTTCTGTTGCCTTCTCTGCCCGGACGGCAGCTGACGGGTTGGGCTTGAACAATTCGCGGCACCATCCAGAAACGGTTGATTGATCAACCTTCACTGCCTTTGCGGTGGCCTCCTGGGTGCCAAAATGCTTAACGAGGCGCTGATAGATGTTGTCCATTTCCGTTCCTGAATATGAGATTTCTCATAGCTTATTACATGAGAACTCTCATTTGCAACACTATGAGGCGACTCATATAAAGACAGGCATGAACATGCAGCAGAGAATGGCCATTGCCCGTGAGCGCGCCGGGCTTACCCAGAAAGAGCTAGCGGAAAAGGTTTACCGTCTGTCAGGTCGCAAACTGGATCAGGCCGTCATATCGAATCTAGAGCGCGGCAAAGCGGGCAGCTCAAAGCGCCTGCCTGACATCGCCCGTGCCTGTGGCGTGAGCACCGATTGGCTCACCATGGGCGAGGGGGACATGATCCAGGGATCCGGCATGGCAAATGTCGAGGAGGCCACAACCCCATACAATACCAGAACAGCCCCCGTAATCAGCTGGGTGCAGGCTGGCGAGTGGACCGAGGCCGTAGACCTGCATGAGCCAGGCCACGGGGACGGTTACGAGCCGGTGCCGGACAATGCTGGGCTGTCCGTATTCTGGTTGCGCGTGGTGGGCGACTCCATGACTGCCCCATCTGGCGCAAGCATCCCCGAGGGGCATCTGATCCTTGTCGATCCTGATGGCGTACCAGTAAATGGAAGCTTAGTGGTGGCAAAACTGGAGGACAGCCAGGAAGTCACCTTCAAGAAGCTGGTCATCGATGCCGGGCAGAAGTACCTGAAGCCCCTCAATCCGAACTACAAAACCACTCCCATCAACGGCAACTGCCGGATTGTGGGGGTGGTGGTAGAGGCCAAGATTAAATTTTGACGGCATTACACGTCAGCACTGACTAACCCATGGAGGGGGGGGTATGGCGAAACCTGCCCAGCTCGGCTATCAGGATGCGCTTGATGGCATAGGAGAAGAAAAATACTGGCCAGCGGGCCAAGAAATTCAATGGAACTGCAGATCTGTAAAGAAGCTCCCCGCAGCATACTCATTTCGCGGCGGCCTCCTTGTTGATGGGGTTCAGCCCGAAGGGCTTTTTATAGAGCTCTACTACAAATCTTCACCGATCCCCGGCGTGCCGGCCAGCATCAAGCTTGGGCTTCTGGTGCGGAATTGCATGGTTATGGCTCTACATGAAAACGGGCCTAGCAGACACCAAAACCATGTTGGAGCAGGGCTTCCCCATTATCGAGAGATAATTGACCACCCGCACTTTCACATTCCAGTTGTGGACGCCTCCTATGGATACTGCGAACCCGTTCGGCGACTCCCTGTCGAAGAGCTATGGCATTATTTCCTTGGTAGAGCGAATATTATAGGTGCGCCCAAATTAACCCTTCCTGGTGGAGACCAAGGGGAGCTGAACTTATGAATTGCCAACAATTGAAAGAAGCCTTTGGCTTGCGCTGCACCCATGTCGGTGACGATGTCTCCTACCTTGAGACGAATCTTTCATTGCCTCACTACGGCACACTGGTGGGCGGCTACGTTCAGAGTATTGGTCGAGGTCGCATAAGAATCAGCGACAATGCAGACACCCTATTTGAAGCTATTTTCTTAGGGGTGAAGCCAACAGCCAAGCGCAGCCAAGCAGTAGAGAAACTAGCAAAACAGTTCGGTGTACAGATTTCTGATGCAGGTGAAATTACCGTGTCCTGTGCAGAAGAGGATGCTGCCTATTTCTTTTCCCGCTATGTTGAGGCTGCCTTCACGATAGGCTCCGCAACCTTGGACTGGTATCCAGAAGAGGCTACTGAATTTGAGCGCCACATTGCCAAGGTGCTTGTAGCCAGCCTCAAGGGCAGGGTTAAACGGCAATTCCAAGTCACTGGCGCAAGCGGTCATCAACTGAAGTTCCACTTTGCAATCGACCCTGGAAGACCCGGAATGTCTTTGGTGCAAACGGTTTCCGCCCAAGAGGACGGTCCTAATTGGACTTCCGTCTACACTACGTCCGGCAAAATGATCGACGTTAAGAATGCAAATCCGGACACCCGCCGGATGGTCATCTTGGAGCCATCCCCTTCTATTGAGCTGCAGCGCGCCAGGACTGTTCTTGCCGAAACTGCTGAAGTCTTGGTTTATGAGAGCCCTGCTCAGCTTTTAAGTCGTTTCGCCGCCTGAGTGTACAGCAGGGAAGGCCCTGCTGGCCGTAAGACTGCCCCACCAAGCCGATGAAATAGCCCGCCATGCGCGGGCTTTTTTGTGCCTGCCAGAAATGAACCGGTCATATTGGGCCTACTTTGCGCTTTCTCATATTTTTATGAGAATACTCATTGACACCACTTATGAGATTTCTCATACTGGTTCCACGCTAAACGAACAGCCCGGAGCCAGACATGGAAGCACGCAACTTCAACAGCGATTGGGATTATCAGGACGCACTGCATGGCGCGGACATTCTCGAAAGCGCAGCCGGTGAAGAATTTCAGCGCGAAGAGGAAGAGGCGCTGCAAACCACTGGCGCTGGCCACCTGATTGAGCCTGAAGACCTGTGGAAGGCGCTGTGCTGGAAGCCGGAATTCCGCGCCATCCGGGATCAGGTAATCAGCGAAATGATGGATGCCGAGAAATTCCGCGCCGCTGCCCGTGAGTTTCTGGAAGCCGAAGCCAAAGACCGGATGGAGCCGTAAGCCATGAGCATTGCCCGACTGATCGAAATTCAAACCCAGCAAGCCATGGCTGACGCCAAGGTCATCATGCACGAAAACGTGACCATGGATACCTGCGAGAGCGTCCGCAAAGAGTGGCACGGGCGCTACCTGCAAGCAGAAGCCGAGCATGGCCCGCAAAGCCTTCAGTGCATGCTGATTAACCGGGCTGATGCGCTGATTAACGCAGCGATTGCGGCAAAGGTTGGCGGCCAGTGGCCGGCACCCAGCCCTCTGCTGATCTACCCACAAGCACCCCGGAGGGCAGCATGAACCGCTACTGGAACATCATTCTCGCTGGCTTCGCCCTGCTCTCTCTCGCTGCCATCTACTGCATGGCTGGGGAAATGGATTACCAGGACGCGAAGGCCGAGGAGTCGGACTACTGCTGGCGCGTACAGAGCGGCGTGATTCGCCACTGGAACACAAACATTGATTGCCCGGCTATGCCGAGGCAAATGGCAGGAGTTGAACATGAATGAGCGCTATGCATTTCCGGGTCCCAACTGGACGGTAAATCCTCGTGGCGAAACTGAGGCTGACCAGCCAGGCATGACACTGCGCGACTACTTCGCGGCAAAGGCTATGCAAGGCCTCCTAACTGGCAGTGATGGTGGCTACGAATGGAGCGGCGCAGCAGAGGATGCATACAGGATGGCCGACGCCATGCTCGCCGAACGAGAACAAACCCAACAACAGCGCTGATCTGTTGTTTTACGGGCCACCCGGCCCTTTTTATTCAAGGAGTGGAGCATGAAGAAATACACCGTAGAGAAGACGCTTTATTTCGCTGACCGAGATAAAGGATTGCACGTGGCGAGCGATGAACCGAAGGGCACAGACCTCATGGAAAACGTCACGACTCTCTTGGGGCGAGGAATGCTGGAGCTGGTCGCCAAAGATGACGGCGGCGAGTACTTCAAGACCACTCATGCCGGGAAAGTGCGCCTTCTTGAGCTGCAGATTCAGTGGCGCCGCCAGAACGGCAAGGACACTGATTTGCACGAAGAAAAGCTGGCCGCCCTGAAGGCGGCGTAGGAGCAGAGCATGAATGCGATTGCACCCATACAGAAGTTCCAGCAGGAGATACAGGCTCAACATGAAGAGCTGAAGTCCATCCTGCCTGACCACCTTCCGGTGGAGCGATTCATCAAGACCGCGATGATTGCCATCCAGAGCAACCCTGACCTGCTGAATGCTGACCGTCAAAGCCTTTTTACTAGCCTTCAGCGCTGCGCAGGCGATGGCCTTGTGCCGGACAACAGGGAGGCAGCACTGGTTCAGTTTAATACCAATATCGGCACTCGGGACAACCCGAACTGGGTCCAGAAAATCCAGTACATGCCAATGGTGGATGGAGTGCTCAAGCGCGCTCGCCAGTCTGGCGAAGTCTCCGTAATAACGGCCCGCGCCGTTCACCAGAACGATCAGTTTGATTACTGGGTGGACGAAGATGGGGAGCACCTGAAGCATCGCCCGAATTTTGCCGGCGACCGTGGCCCCATGATCTTGGTTTACGCCATGGCAAGGATGAAGACCGGGGGCGTAATCGTTGAGCCAATGACCATGGCAGACGTTGAGAAGGTGCGCTCCGCCAGCAAGACCGGCGCTTACGGCCCCTGGAAAGACTGGTTTGAGCGCATGGCCCTGAAGTCCGCCCTTCATCGTCTGGCCCGCCGACTGCCGAACAGCAGTGAAATCATGGAAATGCTCGGCAATGACAACTGGATGTATGACTTCAGCAACCGGAAAGAGCGGGACATTTCATCGCGTGACGCCGACCAGCCGCAATCCCTGCCGCATTACCCCGCAGAGGACTTTAAAGCCAACTTCCCGAAATGGGCGCAACTGATCCAGGCGGGCAAGAAGTCCGGACAACAGATCATCGACATGGTGGCCAGTAAGGCACCGCTGACAGAAGAACAGGCCCAGCAGGTGCTGGCCGTGGAGCAAGGGGAATAACCATGCAGATTCAAAACGTCACCCAGGGCAGCCCGGAATGGAAAGCCTTGCGCACCAATCACAACACCGCCAGCGAAGCGTCGGCGATGATGGGCAAGAGCAAGTACCAGACCCGCTCTGCCCTGCTGGAGCAGAAAGCCATCGGTATGGCCGAGGAAGTGACCCCGGCCCAGCAGGCCATCTTTGACCGCGGGCATGCTGCTGAAGCTGCTGCGCGGCCTATCGCTGAAGAAATCATTGGTGAAGAGCTTTTCCCGGCCACTGCACTGGATGATGACGGCGTGCTTCTGGCCAGCTTCGACGGCGTGACCATGCTGGGAGACGTTATCTGGGAGCACAAGCTGATCAACGACGCGCTGCGCTCCGCAACTGTGGATACCCTGGACGAGCATTACAAAATCCAGATGGATCAGCAGTTGCTGGTGAGCGGTGCCGAAATATGCCTGTTCATGGCCAGCGACGGCACCACCGAAGACTGCAATCACTTCTGGTACACCACCACACCAGAGCGCTTGGCCGCTATCAAATCCGGCTGGGATCAGTTCAACGCCGATCTGGCCGAATACCAGCCGAAGGCGAAAGAGCAACCGGCTACCGGTGCCACCACTCAAGACCTGCCGGCAGTATCCGTTCAGGTAAGCGGCGATCTGTCCATCGTGGATAACTTTGATCGTTTTGAGGCTGAGCTCAACGCCTTCATTGAAGATCGCCTGATCCGTGACCCAAAAACCGACCAGGACTTTGCCGACCTGGACAACCAGGTGAAGCAGCTGAAGAAGGCGGAAGACGCCCTGGACGCCGCCGAAGCGCAGCTGCTGGCCCAAGTTGAAGCAGTGGAGAGCGCCAAGCGCCGCAAGGACATGCTGCACAAGCTGGCCCGCGACAACCGCCTGATGGCCGAGAAGTTGGTTAAAAGCCAGAAGCAGGCCATCAAGCTGGAAATTGCCCAGCAGGGCAAGCAGGCCGTCGAAGACCACGGCGCCAAGGTGCAGGCCACACTGGAAGGTTACACCCTGCCCCGCGTCCCCACTGACTTTAACGAGGCCATGAAGGGCAAGCGCACCATCACCACCCTGCAGGATGCAGCGGACAACGAAGTAGCCCGCGCAAAGATTGCAATCAATGAAGCTGCCGACCTGATCCGCGCCAACGCCAAGATCATTGCCGAGGCTGGTTACGAATTCCTGTTTGCCGACCGGCAGCAGCTGGTGACAGCTGAGCCCGCGCACCTGAAGACCATTGTTTCTGCTCGTATCGCTGAGCACAAAGAGAAAGAGCGACAGAAGGAAGAGGCCCGCCGCGAGCAGATCCGCAAGGAAGAGCAGGCTAAGGCAGAGCGTGAAGCGCAGCAGAAGGCTGATGCCGAGAAGGCCGCTCAGCAGGCCAAGGAAACGCCCAAGCCTGAACCGGCAGCAGAGCAGCCGGCACAGGTGAAAAGCGAGCCCCGCGCCGAATACAAGGCCAAGGAAGATCCGATTCGACCCAGCGACCAGGACATTCTGCGCGCCATCGCTGCCGAGTTTCAGGTGGACGTGCACACCGCCGCCGCCTGGGTGCTGGAAATGAATCAGCAGGAATTGGAGCGGGTCGCCTGATTTCCCCTGGCCGTCTCCCTGCGGCCTGACTGCTGGAAAGACAGCCGACTGGCCCACGTTACGGGCCTCTACGCATAGGGGTGCGTTCTGGCCTCCCGGCGGCGGCGATGACATGGCCGGGTTCAATGATCGCCAAACAGAACGCACCACCTATGCGGTGAATGCGTGGCCCGCCCGGTTTGCTGGCCGGGACCGGAAGGCGTGCCGGGGATCAGCACCGGCCACCGCATCCATTCAGACAACGGAGAGAGCATGAACATTCTGACATTCACCACCCGATTCGGGCAGGACGCAGAAACGAAGTACACGCAAGCTGGCAAGCCAATCACTACAGTGCGCTGCCCGGTGGATTCTGGCTGGGGCGACAACAAGCACACCAGCTGGCTGACCGTGGTGCTGTTCGGTGAGCGCGGCGAAAAGCTGTGCCCTCACATGCGCAAAGGCGGCAAGGCCACGATCTCCGGGGAGCTGCGCGTGCGTGAGTTTGAGCGCAATGACGGCAGCAAGGGCACCAGCGTTGAGGTAATCATGCGCGAGATTGAGCTGCAGGGTGATGCGCCGAGTAGCGACCAGCAGCCACAGCAGAACCGGGCACAGGCTCAGGGTGGCGGCCAGCCACCGGCAGACGATTTTGAGACCGACTCAGACATCCCCTTTTAGGTGAAGCCATGACCCTCCACCCCTCAACAGTCCAGCAGCTCCTTACCCACCGCATACAGGGATTGGGAGCGCAGGACAGGACACAGCAGAGAGCCCAGCGCCTGGTGCTGGTGAAGATCCGCAACGGCAAGAGCGTGCGCATGGCATTGAACGAGACAACGGCCTTTGTGGCCAGGGAGACGGACAAGTGAGCGTAGATGCATTCCCGCTTTGCTGGCCTGCTGGGTGGCCGCGTTGCAAGCGCGCCGAGCATGGCAGATTCCAGACTTCATTTGCCAAAGCGCGTGATGGACTGATGGAAGAGCTGCGACTGATGGGCGCCAAGAATATCGTTCTTTCCACCAATATCGAGTTGCGCCGCGATGGCCTACCTTACGCGAACCAGCGTCAGCCTGAGGATTCCGGCGTGGCGGTCTACTTCCAGCACAAAGGCATGAGCATGACCTTTGCCTGCGACCGCTGGAGGAAAGTGGAAGACAACACCCAGGCCATACGCAAGACCATCGAAGCATTGCGCGGCATTGAGCGCTGGGGCGCAAGCGACATGATGAAGCGGGCATTCTCCGGCTTTGCTGCCCTTCCGTCTTCTGCCGCCGCAAATGCCAGCGCCTGGTGGGCCGTCCTTGGCGTCACTCAGGGCGCGGACTTCGACGCCGTGCGAGCTGCCTACCAGCAAAAGCGGAAGAGCACGCACCCGGACCATTGCGGCACCACCGAACAGTTCAAAGCCGTGCAGCAGGCATGGCGCCAATTTCAGGAGCAATACGATGATTGATTCAGTGAGAGAGGCGTTGCAAACGCTGCGCGATAATATTCGAGACGAAAAAGGCAGTGTGCAGCGGATGGGGGTGCATGATAACAACGACACCCGGGACGCCATCGCCGCGCTGCTGGAGAATGAAGCCGCCCTTAGCGCCAATGGTGGGGATGCTGGGTGGCACGGGAAGCCAAGCCAGCCGGGGCGCTATGAGGTTCGAGGCTTCAATGATGACGGAACTGTCGGCTTTGTTTCTGTCGCATTGGCTGACGGCGACTTGGTTTGCAATCTGCATGACAGGAGTACCGCAGATGTTAGCGAATACAGCTACCTGCTGGATGACATAGATGAGAGTTTCGAGTGGCGCACACTCTACACCCACCCCGCCCCGCCATCTGTTGCGGTGCCGGAGAACGATCTGCGGGATCGAGTTCTCAACCTGCTCTGCGCACTCGGGCATCAGGGCGTGGATATGGGCGAAGGTCAACTTTATGACGTTGGCGAATGGGGCATCAAAGAAGCGCAGGAGCTGCACACATTGCTCACCGCCGCCCCACAGCCCGATCATTCTCCCGATGGCGGGGAGGTCGTGCAGGGCGATCTGACGGAGACAGCGATTAAGAGCGGTCCGGCATATCGCGCCCTTTATGCAGAGAAGCAGCACCTGCTAAACCTGCTAAAAGAGCCTGCTGCCGATGGCGGGGAGGTGGAGCCGGCATTCTGGATCACCAAAAATGATTTCGAGCGCGCCTCAAATAAAACCAACCTGCTATGCAGTGTAACTGTGCGAGGCGAGTGGGATGGGTTAGTTCCGCTCTACACCCACCCCGCCGAATCCCGCGAGGAGATACAGGCGCAGGCGCTGGAGACGTATGCGGATCAGCTTGATGCAGTGTTTGAGCGCGCACAGGAGGCCCGTGCGGTCAACTGCCCCGCGTGGCATTCCGGTCAGTTCGCGAAGGACGCTCGGAAACAAGCCGCCCGCCTCCGCGCCAGCCAGCAGGAAGGGGGTGAGTGATGAGCACTCAACCGACCGTTGTGGTTTGCCTCGCTGCCGGGGCTCTTTTTGGATTCGTCTTCGGCACCTCTGTAGGTGTACCGGCAGGGCGCCACGAAGCCATTACAGAAATCGCGAGAGAGTGCGGCATAAACGGTGAAGCCGATGCCGGAATTGTGAAGATCGAATGCAGGATAAAGCAGCATTTATGGGAGGCTAATAGCTACCGCCCCACCACCGGAGAAGATGGCCAGCAGGACGGCAACCCCGCTGACGACGATAGGGAGGGGGTATGAGCATGTACCTGTACCACTGGTCGGCAATATCCGGCGACAGCTTGAGAACTGAGATACATGACGGAACCACAGAGCGAAATCTCCCCATTGCTAGCAACGACGATTATCAGGAGTTCAAGAAATATCTTCGCGATCATCTTGAGCTGAAAGGTAGATATTTCAACATAACCAGCCTCTCTTTGCTTTTCAGCCCCACCCATAACGGAGGTGAGAGCGATGGATAAGCCCTGTGATTCTTGCGTGGACCCCGAGTGCTGGCATGAGCGTCAGTGTCTCTATCAAAAGGAGAGCCCCGCCCTCGCAGCGGCTGAGGCGAGGATTGCGGAGCTGGAGAAGGCGCTGGAGCCGTTTGCTGATCTATCTGGGCAGTTCGTCAATGTTGATATGGCCGGGTTTCACGAAGCCATGAGAGATAATGAGACTAGGCTCGTGGTGGTTAGGGCCGGTGACGCCCGCCGCGCCGCCGCCCTGCTCAAGGAGAAAGAGTGATGACCTGGATCAAGTGGATTGCCGCCCTCACCGTCCTGCTCTACCTCTGGGGCTGCGTCCTGGGATGGGGTGCAGGGCATGGGCTGAAGATGGGGCTTGGACTGTAGGAGGCAGCATGAAAGAGAATCCTCACCTGGTGGTGGAGGAAGAGCTGATGCAATGGGCCAACTGCACTCAGCGGGGCAGGCTCATTAAGTGGCTGGACTCCAACCACATCGATTACTACGTGGGCATCGGTGGGCGGATCTGCACCACCCTGGACGCCCTCAATGGTCGCCCCAGCGCCAACGATGACAAGCCGGTCAGGTTCTTATAGATGGGCAGAGAGCGCGGCACCCTCCGGGACAATAGGCTCCCGTCATACGTCTACAGAGTAAAGGCCAAGAACCGGGTCATCTGGCGCAACTACGTGGGAGCAGGCAAATTCGACGGGCAGACCACCCTGACCGATGAGAATGGGCGCCCACTTGCCTATGACGCCAAGGACAAGGACATTCTGGCCGCCTATCTGCGTCAGGTATCCCAGAAGCCACGCAGAACGCTTTTCTGGTTGCTGGAGTCCTACATGAAGGCTCCAAGGGTGCGGCCTCTGAAAAAGCGCACCCATGATGACTATGTGCGGTATGTGGATGCCATATCCACCAAGGCTATTGAGGGTGGCACATTTGGCGGGCTTGACCTTCGGCGGCTTTCTCCAGGCGTGATTGCTGGATACCGGGACAGCCTCTCAGACAAGAAGGTGACGGCCAACCGGCACCTCCAGTTCATGTCTGTGGCCTTCAATTGGGCGATAGAGCAGGAGATTCTGGCCAGCAACCCGTGCAAGGGGGTCAGGAAGTACTCCACCGAGGCCCGCACGCGATACGTAGAGGATTGGGAGTTTGAGCTGGTACAGGGTATGGCACCCGATTATCTGGCGGTTGCCATGGAGCTGGCCTACCTCATGCGCGCCCGTAGAGGCGAGATCCTTGCTCTCAGGCGCGAGCATGTCAGCGATAAAGGCATCTTCCTGCAGCGCAGCAAGGCCAGCGAATCGGAGGTGACCACATGGACGCCACGCCTTCAGGACGCTTACAGGGCCGCTACAGCCATTAACAGGGACGTAATAAGCCCCTGGCTGCTACACGGGCCTGATGGCGACAAGGTGAAGATGGAGGCCTTTAGCACCGCTTGGGGTCGACTGATGACACGCGCCATGAGCAAGGGCTTGAAGGAGCGCTTCACCTTCCACGATTTGAAAGCGAAGGGCCTTACTGATGACACTGAGCATTGGGCCGGCCACAAGTCAGAAAAGATGCGACAGGTGTACCAGCGATTGGCCAAGGAGAAGAAGGCAACCCGGTGATTTTTTGATGCCGGTTTTGATGCTCTCCAGAAACAGAAAAGGGCCTGCATCTCTGCAAGCCCTTCGTCTGTATGGCGCGCTGGGGAGGAGTCGAACCCCCGACCTTCTGGTTCGTAGCCAGAATGACAGTTTATATATATCAACCGGTTAGGCCTCTATACGGAATCAAAAACGCCTCAAAACTGTCACGCAATTTCAATGAGTTACCCTATGATTTGATGCTGATAGAGCACCACCATGTCAAGGTCGTGACCGGTGAGCGATAAGCGGTTGAGAGGAAAGGAAAACAGGGGGAAATTCAGGCGGGGAATTCGGCACATTCGCAACACGCAGAAACAACGGCTTACGAACGGATACCCCGAATTCTGACAGCAGTGTCAGCGATGGATTACAGACCCTGGATGACTATCAGTAGATGATAACCATGCCCGCCGCCGGCCACCGATCTCCATAGACGGCCAGCGACTATCTGTCAGCGTTATGCGGCGGGCACAATTTCTTTTAGAATTGCTCCATGATCAAAATCTTCTACATAGCTGCAATTCACGCCCTCCTTCTTCTGTTGCTGGCAACCCACGACAACACGCCTTGGGCGCAGAAGGAGAGCACGCCCAACTTCCAAGAGCGGATGACAAGGATTGCAGGCTTCAAAAGCGCCAACGCCATCCCCGGCGACTATGTATTCCTGGGAGACAGCATCACTCAGAGAATGTCGCTTTCATTTATCGCCAAGCCCTCTACAAACTATGGCATTGCCGGGCTAACAACTGGCGGGATGATTGATTTGCTGGGAAGGATTGCTGGGCTGGAGGACTCCGGACGGATCCATATCATGATTGGCGTCAATGATTTTGTTTTCGGCATAGACACCGGCCTGGCTAAGCGGCTGACCGAGATAAACAGCCTACTCCCAGAAAGCGTGCCGCTGGTGTGGAGCGCCATCACCCCGGTCTATAGCCGCTCGGGCATCAACGCAAAGATTCAGCGGGCAAACAGCCAGATACGAACCCTTTGTGCCAAGCGCCAAAACTGCACGTTCATTGATGCGTTCACGCTATTTGCCGGGGAAGAGGCGCGCCTTTATGTGGATAATGTCCATCTTTCCCCGGAAGGCTATCGCGTCTGGCAGGCAGCGCTGTTAGAGGCTGATACCGAGTAATGCCCCCATCGCGGCATCAATCGCATCCAGCTGCGTGCCGCTCATGGAACCATGATAGAAGGCCATGCCTGCCGCTGTCTGGTCGTACATCCAATCGCCGTTATCATCTGGATTCCCGCCGATAATGAACGGTACTTCCCCGCCCCCAAGGCCGCCCGTAAATGTATCTGAGGATTCCACTGAACCATTCACCCGCAAACTGGCGGTAGAGCCGTCGATATGCAGGCCGATGACAACCAGGTCACCTGCTGAGAATGTGGTTGTGCCGCGCTGATCGCCACCAAACCCAAGGTCTGCCACAGCGAAACAAGCCCGGATGCCGTAAAATCCCAGGTACATCCGATCTGTAGTGCTGCTTAGCTCGCCCTGCCCCATCGCACAAATGGAGTTAGCAGGGATGGCATCGTATCGGGCCGCAATCACAAAATACCCATCCCCATCCGGCTTTGCGTAGCCGGTTGCCAGGTTATCGCCAAGAGTGAATTTCACACCGGGCAGCGACGTTTCTGCCAGAGAAGCAATATATTCAGGGGGTACGCCCGGCACGCCATTGTTGCCATTGAACCCGTCCCACTGAGTGACATCAGAGTCGGAAGTGGTTATGCCGGAATTGGCCAGCCAGTATTGCTTCAGATTCTTCGCTGGCAGCGCCGGAACAAACGTATTGATATTGGGGTGACTGCCCGGCAGTGACGTGTTTTTAAGTTTTATGGCTGTAGCCATGAATCACCTCAAATTACATATCTGCGGAATTGGTTATAAAGGAATTGCGCGCCTGCGTCGGTCAGATGACGACTGTCAGCCCAGAAGCCGAGACCGTCCATGGTTGTGTAATCGCTGGTCATGGCTTCGATGTTCAGAAGTTCTGCCTGCGGATAGTCCTGCACCAGATCATTCAAGGCCACGGCATACTCCGGGGTTAGGTCGGTGGTGTCGTCGCCATTATGTGGCGCGGCCATGACGACAATAGAAGCATCGGGCGCAGCCGCCGTGTAGGCATCAAGAATTGTTGCCATTTGGGTCTTGTAGTTTGCCGCCGTCTCTTTCCCTGCGGCGTCATTGGTTCCCAGGCTTACAAAAACAACGTCCGGATCAATGTCGCTTAAATACGCGGCGCTTTCTGTGGCGTAGGTAGACCAGTCATCCGCCGTGGTCCCGCCGTTGCCAGCCTTCGAGATTTCTACCCCGTCAGCAGTGCGCTGGCTGTAAAATCCAAGCAACTGAACGGTGCCGGGATTGCCGGTCAAATCAATATCAATATCGTGGGCTGCATCCGTCAGGCCGGTGATTTCCGTGGCAGTGGTGCCGCCCCCGCCCCCGCCAACCACATCAACCCATGAGCCCCCATCAACGCGATACCGGAATGTGCCGTCACCGTCATAGGAGTAGATGGTCAGCGACTCAGCAACCAGATTACCAATAGATACAGTTGCCGATGTGCCGGTGGCTTCAATGCGCTGCAAGTCGATACCGACAGGCGCAGACCCTGCATCAACCAAGGTGAATCCTGACGTGGTGTAGGTTGCGTCGTTCAGAGGCACCATAAATGCGCTTGCATCTGACCCGACCCCAATCCAGCCCGTGGACGCCTCACCCAGGTCCGCATAGAACAGGTCGGCGAAGAGCTGCGGAATTTTGCGACGCTGTGACCAAGAATCACCCACGAACAGGATTTTCAGTTGCGCGGAGTCGCCATTGTTAAGGGACGCCACTTTTTGTTTGGCACGGAAAAGTGAGCGTCCGTCAGTGGCTACCACCGGCGTAGAATCCTCCGGTTTGTTGTCGAAAATGTATTGCAGAAGCGCAGGCGCAACACCGGAGGCATCCAGCAGCCCATTTGTCAGCCAAAGAGGAACATTCCCGTCATCATCCTGAAAGAGAGCTACGCGCTCGCTGGTCTGCTCTTCAAGATTAAAGAGATCGTCAATGACTCCAGCAGCAGGCGACGCACCAATCTCCGTAGCAACACCTCCAGTATCATGCAGGTACAGAATCAGTAGCTCGCCATCTTCGGATGATGGGACGTAGAAATAGTCGCCCTCGCTGGTTGCCGCAAGCCCAGCCGTTGTGTCTTCGTAGATGCCTCCTGCATTCGCAGCGGCATCGGCATAAGTCTGCGCGTCGCTGGCGCTCGTAGCGGCGTTAGTTTCGCTCGTGGCTGCGCTGGACGCGCTCGTAGCTGCGTTACTCTCTGCCGTCTCTGCGCCTGATTGCGCTGCCTCAGCAGCCGCCTGAGCGACTTCGGCCTCATCCTTTGCCGCTTCCGCTCTGTCTGCATCAACACCTGCTTGCGGATAATCATCCTCCAGGCGCTTCAGCGTAGGGCGGGAATTCCCCAAGCGATCCGTCCAACTATCACCTGTGCCGTTGACGGCCTCATCCAAGTTTTCGGCGTTATCAACAAGGTCGCGCGGGTCCTTGGACGGAACCGGATTACCAGTGTCGTAAGACATTCTGAAAGCCTCTTTTCAAACAGCCTGATCAGGCTGGCGGGGTTTGGTCGTCGTAGTCGTACACGCGGTCGTCGTAGTTGGTGGCCGTAACACTGGCCCCCAACATCCCCCGCGGGCGGACGGATGTGATTAATGCTTTAAAGGCCCACCGTTCGGTGGTGCCGAAGTAAACGTGTGGCGGCTCTTGCCGGGCGGTGAGATCCGGCCAGGGCAGCGGGATGTCGGCAATGATGTGGAATTCATCTTCACCTTGGGTGGCTGGCCACGGACCTGCCACGGTGCCATCCGGGTTGCGGTAGGCCACCACGTAGCTGCCGCCGGGCTCGCTCCAATCCATGGGCTCGCTGACAGTGAGCAGCGCACCGCTGCTGCCAGCCGACTCAATGGCCAGCAGGATGCTGCTTTGCCCGTATTGGGGCAGGTCATCGAGGATGGGGACGTAGCTCATGTAGTTGGCGTTGAGGCCATCCAGCTCGGTATCGAAGCTGTACTCCCAGCGCCGGTATTTCATGGCCAGCCGCTGGCGCATGCCGATCTGCCAGGCTTGGGTGCGGTCGGTGACGCCATCCAGTTTGATCTTTTCCACCTTGATACCCGCATCGCCTGGCAGGCGGCATTCCACGGTTTCCTTCGCCCAAGTGGCGCGGTTGGTGAACTCCACGTCCACACCATCAGCATCATCTGGCCGATTGGCCTTGAAGCTGCGCGTGAGCGGGCTGGTCATGTTCTGTGGGGAGAAGCCCTGCCCGCTTTCGAAGGTGGTGCGGGGCTCATCACGCACGGGCAGGATGCGGCCTTGATCCATGGTCAGCTCTGCCATGCCGGCACGCAGCACCATCTTCATGGCATCGCGAACAGTGGTTTCATCAAAGGCGAAGTCGAAGGTATCCCCACGCGCTTTCCAAACCCCATCGAGCCGCTCCAGTTCTTCCATATCAATGTCGGCATCATTGCCTCCGACTGAATGGCGGATGTAGCGAAGGGCCGGCGCGATGTCACGGGTCTCTTCATTGGCGGCGCTCCAGTTGCTGCCATCGAATACCGGCAGCTTGCGTTCCGCAATAACGTTGATCTGGTTTTCGGATTGGCTGGCCAGCTTGTTACTGTTCTTCAACTTCACCGCGATGGTGGTCCAGGGGTAGCTGGTGGGATGCTGAATCTTGGCTCGCAACCCGTACCACTGCACGTCTCGCTTGGCTTTGGCGGTGCTTGGAGAGCCGGTGCGGCGCATTCTGACTTCGGGCCTTATGGCCGTGCCGAGATTCCTGGTAAAGGTGTAGCCGATCTGGTCCAGAACGCCGTTGCGAATGGTGTGATTAACCGATGTCCATGAATCCGTACTGCCCGCCTCTCTATACTGCAGCTGAACAGATTGATTGGTATCGAGCACACGCCCCTTGCCATCCACATAGGTAAGGCCATTAGGGAAGAAAAGATCGTACTCAAGCTTCTCGGCAACCTCCCCCGCAGGACATGCCGTGAATGGCCCTGACCATCCGATTTGTGCCGACGTGCCGGTCACATAAACCACCGCGTCGGTCAGGGTCACATTATCGAATCCCGGCCAGCTGCTATCCGCATTACCCTCATCATCTAACCTGGTTAGCTCAATAGCGCTGGTGGTGGCGCCATCCACCAGGTAAATCATGTCGCGATACCCAATAGCCATCCGGGCCGCATTGGGCGTGAAACCGGTAACTGGGTCTCCGGAATCGTAAGATAGGGTCATTTCGGCTTCAGCCGCCACAGTGGTTTGTGAGCCAGAAACGCCCACAGGGGATGCGCCCAGCACATCGGTGTAATCACCGCTCAGGGTGATCGCGGCACCGGAGTAATTCGGCCCCTGCTCCACCAGCTGAACTTTGCCCGTGCCGTCATCCTGCGCCTGGATAGACGCATCCAGCTGGCTGTTCAATTCCGTGATCAGGCCTGACAAGTCCGTTACATCGGTGTTCAGCGTGATGGACTGACTGTTTCCATCCAGCGTGACACTGAAGGTGGCAGATGTGACATCAAAGTCATAACGCGCCGGAGCAGCGTTACCGGTGAGCGTTGAGGCAGAACCAGCCGCGTCCGGCACCGAGGCCGTAAACGTCTCCACCATGTAAAGACCCGCATTGTCGCCATCAATCTCGATGAGCATCCCGGCAAATGCACCAAGCTGATCCAGGGGGCCGCGGATAATGTCCCGAGTGCCTCCGGTCTCAATCTCATAATCGAGATACTGCTCTACACGCACAGTCAGCGTGTTATTCCAGCCGGCAGGAAAGCTGCCCGCCCCTCCAGGGATCGTGATGGTGTCGCCGTTAAATGTGAAGGCGGTGGCACTTGGGTAGTTCGATACACCAGTGACATCACCAAGAGAAATACCGGCGCCGCCCGTTGATGTAGATCCCACCTCGCCGCAGTTGTGCCACCACTCCGCCGCGCTTTCGGATGACAGATCCGCATTAGGCGGATAAACCTCATACTCAGCATCTACCCCCAACGCAGTAATAGGGGTGTCTCCCACCTTCACGCCGCTGATCGGGACGTTGTATTCACCTTGCCCAATGCACAACAGCATCTGGATGCGCTGGGTACGGGTGCTGGTAAACCAGCGATGGGGAGGCACCAGGTAATCCGGGTACCGGCGATAGCTGCCCAGCACTTCCGGTACCGCCTGGCCCAGCCGGGCTATGTTGGCTCGGGCATCCGCAGGACTAAAGGTGCGGCCAGCGCTTGGCTGCTTGGGGATGTCCGGCGTCAGCGCATTGACGATGGGGCGGAAGGTTTCACGAAGCGAAAGCCCCGCCACAAGCAGCTCCACCCCTGCCGGCTGAACCCTGACGGCAACATCATCTGCAGACGTGATCAGAGTCTTGGCCCACTTGCTGGGAGCCAATAGCTCACCATTCACACTGATGCTGACAGGCTGGTGGTCACCCGGCTTGTAAGCAGCAGTCTGCCCTGCCATCCACTGGCCAACAGTGATGCCATCAGCTTCGTGCTCCTCGATGGGTTCACACGGGCCAATGCTGGGATAGACCTTAATCATCGTAATAGGTGACCTTCAGAAAACGGGCTTCAAAATCACGGATGCGGGAAAGCACCGGGCCGGTACCGGAATCGGTTTCCAGCACCCACTTGCGCCCGTCGACTTCCACCACAATGCCAACATGGATGCAGAGCCTGCCGCGCCACCCCATCGCCATGGCGCCCGGCATTGGATCTGCAGGCTTCAGATGCTTTTGGATGGTGGCGTTGACGGCTTCAGTCATCTCCCGTGCCATCTGCCCACCAATCTCGCCATAGCTGGCCAGCAGAGGCTTACTGAACATGACGGCACGAGCCTCACGAACGAGACCCCAGCAGTCATAGGCGTCCGGCCCACGACCGTAACGGCGGTAGGTGCTGTTCAAGTAATGCTGGATCACAGGTAGGCGATGCCGGGGGCATTCAGTTGGGTGTAGCGTTCACGGGGCCAGGCCGTATTCAGGATGTCGTAATAGCTGGCTTCAAGCTGGACCTCCACCCCTTCGAAGCTGCCGGCCACCAGGGTGAAGCTTTGCGGTAGGCTGGTCGGGGCGGTCAGGTCGCTGCTGTCGAATTCCCGATAGATGATCTCCGTGGGCGTGGCTGCTTCAAGCGCGGCTACCACTGCCGCCTGGGCATCGCCATTGGCGTTCCACAGACCAAATTTCAGCGCCTGCTTGCCGGTGTCGTTCTTCTCGGGGAGATCGATCACCAGGTTGCCTGCTGTGAAAGTGACTGTGCTGTCATCTTCCAGCGTGGCCTCAATATCTTCGAAGCCGTTGCACACCCGGATGGGCGTTTCGCCTGGCACCAGAATCTCCAATGTCGGGATCAGCACCACACCCGTAGGCGCACTGGCATAAATCACATCAAGTGCGGTTGGCATATCAGGGCTCCGGCCATTCCTGGTTCAGGGCGATGTCGATCAGAGACATACCCAGCACCAAATCGGGGAACAGGCCCCAGCCAACGGGGATCAGTGGCCGCTCGATGATTTCCAGCTTGGCGCTGATACGCCACTCAAAGGCACCCACCGGTACCGGCCCGGAATACATTTCCGTAAAGCGGCATTCATACGGGCTGACGCCGGGGCTGTCCCGGCCATCCAGTGGGGAACGCAGTTCGCAATTGAACCAATCCGCCCCATCGTTAATGGCATCCCGAAACCAGCCTTCAAATAGCGCCGCCTCTTCAGGCGACATGATCCAGGACACATCCACCATGGTGGGCACGTTCGTAAAGGTGCGTCGCTGCTTGGCGCGCCCCGCCACCATTGGTGTTCTGGCAAATGTCTGGACAGGCTGTAGTCCATAACCTTCACGCTGGCCGCAGGGCAGCTGCGACGGGAAATCAATATCGGTCGCCATCAGCTACCCACCCTGCGCACGTTGCTTCTGGATTGCAGGGCACGGAATACCGGCCCGTCGTCGTTAATGTCTGCGACCATCACGTCAATGACCTCTCTTCCGTCCATCTGGCGGCGCTGAACGGTTGTGCCGGCAGGCGCATTGTTGACGTTCACTGTCACATCGCCACCCACCTTCTGGCCTTTGCTGTGGTCCACTACGGTCTCATTGGGGTGCAGGATTGCCGGGAAGCCGCCCATACCATCAACGCCGCCAGCGCGGATGCCGTTACCGGTGTAGCCGCCGCCGTTGAAGGAGCCCTGGAAAACCTGAGCACCCGCAATACCTACAGAGGCATAGCCGAGCCCCCTGATAGTGCTGGCAAGCGCAATCCCTGCCGGGCCACCAGCCCCCCAGGCCAAAGCCTTGGTTGCGGCTTCCTCGGTCGCGATAATCATGGACGGGATGGCCGCCGCCCTCTGAATGGCTACCAAGGTCTTGTAGAGGTCGGAGTTCTTCTTGCCGGCGGTTGCCAGCATTCCAGTTGTGATGCTCAGCTGCTGCTGGGTGAAGGTTAGAAGCTCCTGCCCAATTTGCTGCTGATGCTCAAGGCGCTGATCTTCAATGGCATTGAGCTGGTTAACACGGTCTTGTGCCAGCTTCATTTCTAGCTGAGCACGCTGTTCTGATCCCTCAATCGTGTTTTCTTGAACGATCTGGAGTCGTCTCTGATAGCTGGCCTGAATCGCTTCTTCTTCACTGCGCAGGGATGCCCTTACATCTTCCAGGGCGTCAACTCGTGCCTGTTCTGCCTCTCGGTCGGCTTCTGCTGCTTCCCGGATAGCTTTTGTTCTGGCATAAGACGCATCGATTATGCGCTGCAGGGAATCTTCTTGGGCCTTTAGCTCGTCTTCGGTTGGGCCGCCTCCAGAAACAGGTGATGCAATACTGATGTCGTTTTTCTTGCGGCTGTCCGCAAGCTCACCCTCTACAAGCAGGTTGTTACGCAGCACGTCCTGCTCAGCCCTGAGCTGGCGAATACGCTCTTTCAGACCCGTGTCGGAGTTTGAGAAAAAGTTGCGAAGGTCGCGGTTCCATTCTGGGACATTCTCAAGCTGGTCCTGAAGGAACGCTATCTCTTTATTTACTTCGTTTAGCCGCGCCCGTGAATCTTGTGGCAGGGGGTCGAGCGCGCCAATTGCCCTTAGCTCCTTGGCCGTCTCACTGATGGTCTCAGCAAGCGCCGTGAAGCCCTTTAGCGCTCCCGAGGTGAGGGAAACGATGTTTTCCCGAAAAGCCGGATCAGAAACCAGCCCCCGAAGCTCGTCAATGGCATCAACCAAGGGCGCCGTATCAGTTGGCCCCAGCGCGTTCAGAACATCGTTCCGAAGCTGCTGCATTGCCTGTCCGACCGTGCGCTCCATGGTCTGGAATTCGCGCTCGATGTCACTGGCAGCACCAATAAGGGCAGTGCTGATGGCCTCGGCGGTAATTTTTCCGTCTGCACCCAGTTGGCGAAGCTCGCCAATAGTGACGCCCATCTGCTCCGCGATGGCACGGGCCAGCCTTGGGCTGTTCTCCATTACAGAGTTCAGTTCTTCGCCCCGCAGGGTGCCGGAGGCCATGCCCTGGGAGAGCTGGCGAACCGCGCCCGCTGCCTCTTCGGCACTGGCACCAGAGATCACAAAGGACTGGTTTACCGCCCGGGTGATGGTCAGCAGGTCTTCATTGCTGAGTTTCAGCGTGTCGGTGGAGCGCGCAAGGCGAGCGTACAGGTTAACGGTGCCTTCCAGATCTTGCCGCGTGTCCTGGGCAAGCCGGAAAGTCTGCTCATAGACCTGATTCAGCTCTTCCTGGCTCTCAGTGACCAGCCGCAGCTGGCTGCGTAGCTCTGTATAGGTGTCGGATGCTCTGACGATGGAGCGTATGGCGGCCACTCCACCAATGGCGCCGACAAGGCCCACTGCTGCCACCCGAAGCTTGTTCAGGTCTACGGCTGTGGATTTTGCCCCTTTGCCGAACTTGCGGGTCGATTTATCCGCACGATTGCCCGAACGCTCCACCTTCTCCAGCGAGTCATCGAGGCGGTTAACGTCACGCTCTGCGCCACGCGAATCTACGCCGATTTCTAACCGCGCTTGGTACGTCATTGCGTCCTCTTACTGGATACCCACTGCAGATACGCCTGATCCAACTCTTGGATCACATAAAGCATCTGCTCTGGCTCGAAGGGAAAGCCGATAAACCGGTGCCAGGCACTGATCTCGGTAATGCTCAGGGGTAGCGGCCCGTAACCGTTGTTCGTTCTGGCGCGGGACAAGCTGGAAAACGCCTCAAGGTGCATGCCGGCGATTTCGTCAAGCTCTGGCGGCTCTGGGTCAAGCCCCAGCCGCTTTGCTACCAGCCGGTACTTCTCGTCGTTACCACCCCATTGCAGCTGGTGGTTAAGAGCCGCTACGGCTTTTTTGCCGTTTCCTTCAGGCTGTCGTAGCGATAGGCGGCATGGTCGCGGGCTGAAGCCACCACGAAATCCGCAAACGCGGTGTCATTGCGCATGGCCAGAAAGCCGCGCTCTGCGGTGTAGTCAACTTCGCCGCCCTCGCGGGTCTGAACACCCTCCCAATCCAGCAGAAGATGCTCAGCGGCAATGCGCAGATTCTCGTCATGCAGGTCAGGGCCAAACTTGCGATCTTCCGGCTTGGCCATCAGGCGCGCACGCTCGGCTTCACCAGAGGCCTTGCGGAAAGCGTCGTTATCGCTGCGAGCAATCAGAAAGCGGCTGCCCTGATAATCGAACCACCGGCCTTTCTGAATCTTGTCTGTGTCGTATGCGTCAGCAATAAAGGCCATTATGCAGTCGTCCGGGTCAGTTGCAGGGCCACGCCGTTGCTGTCACGCAGGGCGGTGTAATTCCACTCCCAGTTGACGATCTCATTGGCGCCGGGCACCGGCAGGTCGCCGGAGGCCTTCAGGCGCGGAATGGTCAGCGTGTAGCTGTTGGTGCCATCACCAAACGGGAAGGCCAGCGACAGCTCTTCCTGAGCAATCAGCTCCACCCAGGTGTCGTAGGTGTCGGCAGTCATGGAGATGCCCAGAACGCCAGTGGGCTCTGCGGTGCCCTTCACCTGCTTGCCCGGAGACAGGGAACCCAGACAGAATCCGGCCTGATAGTTGTTGTTCAAGCTCAGGGAGAAGCTGGGAATGCAGGTGCCGGTCATGGCAGAGCCATCAAGGCTGATCGTGCCAACGTCCACACCGCGCAGCACTCGGGTAGTGGTGGCCGCGTCAAAGGTGTCACCAGACGGGTCGTACTCGGCATCGTAATCCGTGCCAGCAAAGGCAATGGTGCCGGTCATGGTCGCGCCGGCTTCGACGTTCAGGTCAAGCTGGCCCACGCGCATGCTGTTGAATTTGATGTGACGGTCAATGTCCTGATAAGACAGCAGCACGTCATACAGAATGTCATCCACACCAATCAACAGGGTGTCAGTGCCGGCACTCGGGTCATCCACTGACCATGCCTTACAGAAGGCGCTGGACAGCCAATCGTCAAAGCTGGTGGCCGAGAACTCGAACTCCAGAGAGCCCCCAGTTTCCGCACTCTGCAGGATCAGGTCAGACACAAGGCGATCACCGACCACCTCATTGCTGTTTTCGGTGTTCATGGTCAGGGCTGGGCCACCACTGGTGCGGCGCATTACCTGCCAATTGCCGGAGGAGCCGGCAGCCCGGTAGGCCACGCGGATACGGTTTGATTCTGACATGATGGACCTCTCAGTCTGCCCGGTAAGGAATGCTCAGGTTGAGCTGGTAATAGTTGGAATCAGGCCCGACGCGCTGCTCGCTGGCTTCCAGCGTCCAGAGCGGACCGATGCTGTCCAGCGTCTGGTTCTCCCAATGGGTCACCAATGAGCTGGCCAAGACGCGGGCTGGGGAAGTTCCCGCGCCGCGCTCGGTAAAAATCTGAATCAGCACAAGACCGGGCCGACGCGGGCAAGGCTTGTCTGTGATTGAGCGGTTAACCGTGGTGCCTGGGGCAATAGTGAATCGAACCCATGGCGTATTGTTGTCCTGAGCCGACTTCACCGCAGGGGTTGCCGGGTGGCCGTCAAAAGCCACGGGCACATCCGTCCAGGTGGCCATGTGGCCTTCCAGAGTTTGGCGGATCTCTTCGGGGGTCATTCTGTGGCCGCTCTCAAGGAGTCGAAGGTGACTTGGTAGACGCCTTTTGGCGCCTGCTCGGAAAAACCGTCCGCCGTGACCTTTTCGGTTGGGCCTGAAAATCCGCCAAACTCGATGGTCTCGGCGTAGGGCAAGTTGCTCTGAACGTAGATAATTTGGTACGGATCGAGCGCGCCTCCAATCTTCCCTGCCCCGGCAGAAATGGTTGCCTGTCCCGGCTTGTCCACCTTGGTGGTGTCAAAGCTCGGATCAATCGCATTTACCGAAATCGTATGGCTTCCACGAAATGCCCCTGAATCAACGGGGGAGGCCAAGACAACACCCGTCAGCGCCTGCAAGGCAATGGCGCGGGTCATGGCATTAAGCTCACCCTCTGCAACCGGAATGAAGCCTGTGGGGCGCCGTTTCCAGCCCATCACGCCTTCCTTAGCTGCGCAGTCCAGGAGGCCGCTGCGGGGTCTTTACCCACGTTAATCACCCGGTATTCGCCGTCTGCATTGGTGATGTGGTCGCCAATCTCCGGCTCTGCCTCGCCGCCGGCGTCAAGCGTGACCTCGTTCTGCAATGCGACCAGCTTCACATCATTGGCCTCGATGTGCTGGCCGTCGATTTCCAACACCGAGAAACCGCCAAAAACACCGCGCCCAGAGTAACCAATGGTCGTCTCTGGATAGGTGCCTGTTACCGGGTCGTAGGTATTGCTCACCGTGGTGCGGCTGCCGGTGAAACTGGCAACGGCATCGGCCAAGCCGTCCGCATCGTCAAATGCCTCGGCAATATCGGCCTGCAGGTCGTCACGCAGCCCCATTAGCCTCTCCGCACCGCAAACTGGCTGGCACCACCACCTGTCGTGGTCAGTTTGGCAAATGATCGCCCAATAGCGACCGAGAAGGAGGAAGCGGGTGCGCCATCCTGATACTCGGTCTCACTCTCAACAGTGTCCGCCTTCACGCGCTTGCGCTTAATGGCAGGCGACACCGGTGCCAGAGGGTCGTTGCCTTCATCAATGGCCAGGGCCACGGTCATCTGCGCGGTTTTCAGCTCGTCCGGGATCTCGGACGGCGGATAGGACCAGCCATCGATAACAACCCCGCTACGGGGCCATTGCAACGGCTGGTCGCGCGTCAATTTGGTGCCGATGAACGGTTGCGTCTCCACGTAGTCCATCGCCTTGATAAGCAGGGACTCAGGGGTGCCAGTTAGCGTCACGCCACGCGCAGTGGCATAGCTGGTCAGCTCTGCCTCGCTCACGTAGCTGTTCGCGCCAGCAACGATAGTGCCGCTCTCGACAATAATGGCCATTACTCTTCCCGGAAGCCGCCTTTCTTGTACTCACCCACCATATCGGGGTGAACGTCTGCCGTTTTGCCGTCTTCGCGAACCATTTTGACCAGCTTGGCCTTGGGGGCCGGTTTCGGCTTGGCCTTGGGGGCCGGGCTTTGATCTTTGGTTTCTTCGGTCATGTCAGTCTCCAGACAGGGAGGCCCGAAGGCCTCCCGGTTGGTTTAGCCCAGGATTGCGGCGATGAAATCCGGCTTCCAGGCTTTCTGGCCCCAGGCTGCAGCCACTTCGAACATGGCCTTCTTGTAGCCCTTGTAGGCGCGGATCTCGAACACCAGGCCGCTGAAGGGGTCCTGCACCACCATGGCATCCACAGCAGCATCACCACCTTCCGGTACAGCCGGTGCACGCATGGCCAGCTCAATCGCATTGCGATGGAAGGCCACGTTGCCGGTGTAGCCATCACCCACGGTTACGGCCACGCCGTCACCCAGGGCAGCACGGAGGCCGGGCGCTGCGATGGTCACAGTGCCGCCGGAGAAGGCTTGCTCAACAACGTACTTGTTGGTGTCGCCGTTGAAGGTGATCACGTCACCCGCAACGATGGTGCCGGTGCCGCCGTCAATATCGATGGCGGTATCCCCTACTGCGAAGGTGCCGTTGGTGACAAAGCTCGCGCCAGTGCCTTTGGTGTGCACCTGAACGCCCGCTGACTCCTTCAGCATCAAGCCCTGCAGGTCCAGCAGCGCACCGGTACGCAGCAGCACTTCATTGCCCGCTTCGTTGGCTTTCTGCAGCTGAGCCAGGTTGCGCAGGTTGGTGCCGGCCAGGGTGTTCAGAACCATGGTGGACATACCATCCATCGGGGTGCCGTTGTCAACCATGATCTGGCGTGCCTGGGCCACCAACTTGAAGTCAGAGGCGAACGGAGTGGTGCCGGCAGTACCCACAGCACGGGATGCGTTCTGGTAGGCCTCAGTCAGCACATCGGCTTCAATCTCGTTGGTCAGGGTGCGCATTGCCTGGCGCACCTGGTCACCGTAGATGGTTTCGAAGCCAGAGCCGTTGTTGACGTGCTTCATGTCTTCACCGGTCCACGGGATCTGCACCGCGCGGGATTTGGTGATGGACATGGTTTTGTTGCCAACGGTCTGGTCGGTACCTTCCGGGATGGTCATGGAAGGAGAGACGTTCACCGCAGTGGCCTGATTGGTCACATGGGAGCGGACGGTATCGCCCACAGCCGCACGGTCGGCGCCGTTGGCGTTGATGAGAACAGAGGAAGTGGCGCCGGTCAGTTCGCGGCCCACAGTGTCGGCAGCGGTATAGATGTCCGCCGCAAGATCAGTCAGTACGTTAGCCATGGGGCTTCTCCAGATTATTCAGGGTCTACGACTTTTCCGCCTTCTTTGGAGAACGTGGACCGGTCAGCATGTGACATCTGGTCGAACTCCTGGCGAGTTACGGTTTTCTGATTGGCAGCCCCGCCGCCGTTACCACCAGGAGCCCCGCCCCCGGATGCTTTGCTGCCGTCCACAAGGAACGGATACTGCGTGCTCAGATGCTCGCCCAGCTGCTTGGCGTCCCACGCCTCGCCGTCCGGGCCATTGATCTTTACCCCTTCCGGGGTGTGCGCGATGTGCTGCAGCGCCTCTTTGCGCAGCAGCTCGTAGCGCTGAACGCCGCCCGCCGCCTCACGGTCAATCAGGCCGGCCACAATGCCCTCGGCAGCGGCTGTGCGCTCACCGTTGGCTACTTTGTCCTTCAGCTCGGAAAGCTGCTTTTCCAGTCCGTCCGCCCGTTCGCGGTCTTTTTTGGAAAGCTGCTCCCACTCCTGCTGTTTTTCGAGCCGTTCACGCTCTTTGCGCTCTGCGTCGGTCTCGAATTCCTTCAGCTTGCGCTTTGCCTCTGCGCGTTCTTCACGCTCTTTGCGAAGCGCCTCTTTCAGCTCCTTGCCGTCGTCGATTCCCTCGACATCCAGCACATAGCCGTCATCGGTCTCCCGATAGAGTGCCTGTTGCCCTTCTTCCAGAGCGTCGAATTTCTCTTTATCCAGTTGGTATTGCAGTGCCATGAGAACGAACCCCGTTCGTTGGTGGTGCCTGCCCCGCAGGCATTAAAAAACCCGCCGAAGCGGGTTGTGTTATGCGGCGAGCGCCAAACCCTCCCGGGCTCTCAGCTCGTCCAGCGTCAATGTGCGCCCCAGGTCATCGGTGAAGCGCT